AGAAAAGTCTTGGCGGAAAGCCAACTCTTGATTATAAAGAAGGCCTTGGTCTTTATGTTAGAGATGGTAAGACTCAACCTAACTTTGCAGCAGTAATGCGCGATCATCCAGAAGGCATGCAAAGAGCGATTAAGAATTCTAAAATGATGCAAGGTATGTATGGTTCAGGAGGATTTATACCAAATTTCCAAGCTTTAGATCCAATGAGTATTTTCTTTCTTGCTCAAAGTTTCTTAGGAGGTGGCGGTAGAGACGCAGGAGAAGCAGAACAAATAAAATTAGAACAGAAAAGATATAGGGATCTTCTTAAAGAAAGAAATCTTAATTTGAGAGTGCTGAAAGAACTTGAGAATGCAGCCGTTAGAGATGAAAAAGCTATCAGTTATGCAAGGCAAGAATATAATACATCTTTATCTAATTTAGCTCAATATCAAAAACAAGCAAGACTAGAGGGACCAATCTTTACTGGAAGAGGTGCAACACAAGCTCAAAGAGCAGCTGATTTTGCAAGAAGAGGTGGAGTAGGTGGAGCTTTTGGTAGATTTGGCGCAAGATATGGTTCTGGTATTGCGCTTGCAGCACCACTTGCTACAGGTGTAGCTTCTCAATTTGTAGGAGATGATGTTACAAGAGTCGGCAGAGCACAGAAAGCAGGTGTTACAGGACTTGGAACAGTAGCTTCTTTCGCTGGATTAGGAGCATTAGTTGGTGGCCCAATTGGAGCGGGTGTGGGAGCTACTGTCGGTGCAGGTATAGCTATATATGATGTATTTAAACAACTCAAAGATATAATGCCAGAAGTTGCAAAAGAAATAGAAGATGCAAATGAAAGATTTAATAATCTTAGCGCTGGAGCACAAGCATTAAATACATCTCTTGAGACGTTAAGGACAGTACAAGAAAGAAGCGATATTTCAGCAGAAACTCGTGCAAAATTAGTAGTTAAAGCAAATGAAGATTTTGCAAATGGACTAAATCAAATTGCTCTTGCCTCAAAACCTGCTGCAGATGAAATTTTAAAATTATATCAAACTCTTGGGGATACTCCAGATCTTAGAGAAAGAATTAATTTAGAGTTAGCAAAATCTAGAGATATTTTAGATGTTTCTCAAAGTAAAGGTGGATTCATTAAAAGCTCTAAAGATCTAGAAGGTTTACTCGATAGATTTGGTCCAGGATTCTTAACAGGCACAAAAGGTGTTTCAGATTTAAATGCAGAAGAATTAACAAGATATAGAGGTTTAATAGGTCAACAAGCTCAATCTCTTTCAAAATATTTTGAAGGTATTACTGGTCGTGAACTAGATGTAAAAGGAATAGAAGATCTTAAAAGAATATATCAAGAAAGTAGCGGAAACCTTGATAAAATTAAACAAGGACTCTTAGGTTTAGATATACCAGCTAGCCAAGCAGAAGCTATTATTGCTCTTTTAGGAGAAGGAAAAGGTGATCTTTCTCCAGTATTTGATGCGATGTTAGAGATAGAGAAACGCATGCAAGCAATTAGAGATGCTCAAGCAAATATGCAAACTGAAATAGCAAGAGGAGCAAGACCAATTACAAATATAGCAGAATTACAACAAGCATTTCAAAGACCAGGCGGAATAACATCTACAGCTTTAGGAAGAATAGATTATAGGCAATTAAATGAAGGATTAGGAATAGAAAGAAATAAAGCGTTTACTCAAGATGCTATTAGTCAATTTACGACGCTAAGTAATGAAGTTGGAAATACTTCCAAAGGTATTGAATTAATGAAAGGCTTTGTGGAGGAAGCGGCAAAAGCCCAGAAAGAATATAATGATGGAGTTATAACATTAACTCAAGCAAGCGAAAAATTAAAATATACTTTTGATAAAATCATGTTCTCTCAAAATGAATCAAGAATGTTTAGTGATGAAAGAGCACAAGCAGCTATGGATCTTAGACGTTCTGCTTTAAGACAAGGTAATTTTGCAGAAGGTTTTGCACCTGCCGCTTCATTCTTTGATAAATTTGGTGATAATGCAATTACAACAGCAGATAAAATTAATCAATCTTTTGCTAATCTTGCTGAAAATATGCAAACAGGATTTGAAGATGCATTTGGTGCATTTATAGATGGTACAAAAAGTGCAGAAGATGCATTTAGAGATTTTGCATTAAATTTAGCTCAACAAACTATTAAAGAACAATTTAGTATTGGTTTAAGAAGTTTATTAGGTAATTTAACAGGAGGTGGTGGAGCTGCTACAGGTATTGGTGGAGGTGGTGGAATAGGTGGATTTTTGAATAATATTTTTGGAGGCGGCGGAGGAGGTGGAGGTGGTCTATTTGGTTTTGCAAGTGGTGGTAGAGTAAGAAAATATAGTGGTGGTGGCTATGTTGATGGTGGAAGTGGAGTAAGAGATGATGTTCCTGCAATGCTAACAGATGGTGAATATGTATTAAGAAAAAGCGCAGTTAATAGATATGGTCTTGGTATGTTAAATATGTTAAATGGTGGCGGAAGAGTAAGAGGATTTGCGACAGGAGGATCAGTTAGTGCTTTATTACAAAATGCTTATGATTTTTATGGTGTTGCAGGAGAAAGATTAACAACCCAATATACTCCAGAAGCTTTTGCAACTACGGTAACTGGACCAGAACAATTAGGAAATGTACCAGCCCTAACTGGAAGATTCAACATCTCAGATCTTTTAAGTTCTCGTGCAATGGTAAATGAAGATAATCCAATGGTAGCATTAAGAAACGAAAGGTTTCTTGGAATGCAAAATTATCAACAACAAGTAGCTAATTTTAAAACAGGCTATAATGAACAAATGCGTCAAGTTGAAGAAGCTAGAAGAAGAGCTCAAGAAGAAGCAGATAGAATTAATTCAGAAAGAATGGCGGCTTACAATAGACAAAGAACAGGAACTTTAATTGGTGGTTTACTTAATGTAGGTTTACAAGCTTTTGGTGGACTCTCTTCTTTAGGTGGTGGACTAGGTGGACTTGGCGGTGGTGGAGGTGGTGGATTAAATATTGGAGGTTTATTTCAAGATATCGCTGGAAGAGCTATTGGCTTCGTACAGAATGCTATTACTGGAGGTGGTGGAATGTCTGGAGGAACTGTAGGAGGTATTTCACCTGAACAACAAAAATATATGTCAGAACAGATTCGTCAAGGTCAAAGAGCTGGATATCAAGATCCATTTAGGCAACAAGCTCAATTATTTCCTCAATTTGGAGGAGCAGGAGGATATGGTGGCGGATTTGGCGGAAGTATGTTTGCTCAACCATCTTCTAGTTTTGGAGGATTTCAATATAATGTAGGATTAGGTACACCAGCAGGATTTCAAACTCAGTTTCAAAGTCCATTAGATTTCTATAGAACAAATTTTGCTAATCCTGTTGCACCATTAACATATGGTCGTGGTAATCTTATTATCGCTACAAATCCTTATGATCGCACAGGACAATTTTATGCTAAAGGTGGATTAGTTAAAGGATATCAAACTGGTGGCAAAGTTGAATCATTTGTAAATAGATATTATCCTTACGCTGTTCAAGCCGCTCAAAGATTAGGAACATCTCCAGAAGCTTTATTAGCTCAATTAGCTCTTGAGAGTGGATATGGAACTTCTAAATTATCAGCATCAAATAATCTAGGAGGATTAACTGCTGGTCGTGGATATAAGGGAAGCACAGTTGCTTTACCAGCAAATAGATTTGATAAAAATGTTGGAATATATGGTAATAGAACATATAGATCTTATGCTAGTACTCAAGAGTTTTTTGATGATTATGTTGCATTTTTATCCAAAGATAGGTACAAAGGAACATTAGGAATTACTGATCCTGGAGCTAGAGCATCAGCGTTAATGAGAGCAGGATATGTTGCTGGAGATCCTAATTATGCTGCAAAAATACAAAGAATTGCTGGAAGATTGCAGCCTGTAATTTCACAGAATGTATTAGGTGGCTCCACAATGATTGCAGATTATAGAAATATACAGAATCAATTAGATCGCGCTGTTAAATATGCATCTAATGTGGGTCGTAGCAATTTAATGTCAACAGAAGTTGATCCAGAAGGAGCTTTTATAACTCGTGGCGCAAACATTTCTCAAAGAGCTCCACAGCAAATGGCAGGATTTTCATTTAGATTGCCTCAAATGTTTGGTACTTTAGATACACCAGTAAGAAATCCATTTGCAGAGGCTAATGCTCCATTTTTTAGACCTTCTGGCGCTCCATTAAAAGGTCCAGTTAGTACTAGAGGCTATAGTGGACCTTACGTTGGTCCTGGTCGTGGAGGATATCCATCCTATGAAGCTATTAAGGCTAGAGTTCAAAGTGGTCAAGGCGCTGGTGGAGCAGGTTCTTTGTTTCCAGATTATAATAAAGCTGCTTTAGATTATTGGTCAAATCAAATTTTTGGTGGTGCAGGATTAGCTGCTGGTCGTTTAGGTGGAACAACTCCAAGTCTTTATCAAGATGTAGGAAGTCTTTTAGACACAAGAGATCGTGGAAATTATGCAAGAGTAGCATCAAGATTTGCTCCATTCTATGGTGGCACAGCACAGAATAGATTCTTGTATCAACCATCTCCATCAAATTTTGGTCAAACAGGATTTAACAATTATTTAAAATATATTGGTTTAAATCCATTAACAACAAGTTTAGATTCATTAGCTTCTTATCGTGCCCCAATGACTCCTGGAATGTATAGTCCATATGCATTTGCAAGTAGTTATTTTGGTGGTTTTGGTGGATCAGGTTATCAATCAGGCTTCAGTTCCACAGGAAATGTATTTAGTAATTATTTCTCAACAGGTAGTAGATTAGGTATAACACCAAGTTGGCAAGCAAGAGCAACTGGTGGACCAATATATGGTGGCTCTTCATACAGAGACGATGTACCAGCTATGCTTATGGGTGGAGAATATGTTATTCGTAAAGATGTTGTTGATAGAATGGGCCAACCATTTTTTGATAGATTAAATCGTGGTCAAATGAATTTTGCAGAAGGTGGCCCAGTAGGTACTGGCTTACCTTCAATAGGAGTTGGCGGAGAAGGCAACGGACAACAAGATAATTCAAGAGTTCAATTTATTGAAGCTTTAACAAAACTTTTAAGATCGCTCGATCAACTAAACAAAACAGTAGAAGAGCAAACTCGTCAACAGAGAGATACAAAAGAATCTCAAGTTACCTCAACAGAAACAGAAACTAGTGGCGGTGGAGTAACTAATAATATTACTATTAGTGTCAATGTTGATCAAAATGGTAAAACAACTGATACACAGAAACAAGAGAATCAAGACAGCAGCGGAAACGATATGAATGATCAAGAGAAGTTTAAGAAGACTCTTGAAAGATCCAGAATGCTTTCTGAAATGTTAAGACAACAAGTATTAAAGGTTATTGTAGAAGAACAGCGTCCAGGTGGAGTATTATATCAAGGCTCTAAGGGACGCGATATGGGTCGCTAAGTTATATATTGATTTAAATGTGACATTAAACCACTAACTCTAAGATTTAATTTATTTAGATCTATGCCTGATCCTACTGAATAAAAACTAATACGAGCATTTGTATTTGCAGCATTACCAGCCGTAAGTGAATTTATTTTAAATATTGTATCATTAATTCCTAGTCTTGGATCAGCTGAGATAGATGAACTAATTGTTCCAGTAAAACCTGTTCCTAATATAAAGCTTAAATTAGTGCTATTACTTCTAGAAACGCCATAGAAACCAGTTATCCTATCTATAGCTATTGAAGTTCTAGAACCACCTCCATTATTATCAAAAAAGAGTCCATTATTAAAAAATCTATAATCTAAAGATATACCTGCTCCTGTTACTGGAAATGAGTTTGCTCCGAAAAAACTATGTTGACTTAGATTTCCAGATGGAGCTTCTGTAATAAATATAGAAATATGTTTACTATCTGCTGGATCTTGATTGCTAGCTCTATTAGTATTTAACCATCTGGATGGACTAGATCCTCCACTACCTTTAATTCCACTTTTACGTAAGTATGAAGATGGAGCAAAAATATTTCCAGCTTCTCCATCTCTGAATGGAGCGGGTCCTTTAAGAGGGACTAAAGCTCCAGTTATTGATCTTGCTGCGCCTAAAATACAACAACTTTTTATTGAACTCCAAATACCATCCGCTTTGCATCCTGTTACAAAAGATGTAATACCTGAGATAACGCTACTTTCTAAAGTTTGACCATCAGCGAGTTCTACAGCTGATACGTAATTTGTAATAGTATTATCTGGAGTTATTGTTAAATAACCAGTTCTATAATCAAAATTATAATTAATTCCAGAGCCACCGCTAGCTAAAATAGGATATGTGCCAGTTGGTGAATCAATTGTGGCTGTAGTATAACCAATGGGTAATGTTGTAATATTTCCACTATTTTGGCCATAAACGAATCCGCTAATATTGACAGTAAAGCTAGGTAAACTATCTCCACTAATCATTGTTTGATTATTAGGTAAGACAACTAAAATCTTCTTATTAATATCAAAATTCTTAAAACCAGTATTATAATATACACCACTAAAACCCGACCAATTTATACCTACATTTCCAACACCAGTAATATATCCACTATATCCAATTATATATAATATATTATTATTGGTAGAGCTAAAATAGCCAGTAGTCATATTGTTTGTGTATGAGAAAAGATTAATCGCCATAAGTTATCGCTCCTGTTAAGTTAAAATAAATACCAGTATCTATTTCTAAGATAGTTAAATATCCAGTTTTATAATCAAAATTATAGTTAACGCCTGATCCTCCACTGCCTATTATATTATATATGCCTCCACTAGAATTTATATTTGCGACTGTATAACCTGTTGGTAATGTTACAAGATTTCCGCTATTCTGATTGTAAACAAATCCACTAATATTAACAGTAAATGGAGGATTATTATCGCCACTAATTCTTAATTTATTATCTGGAGTTACTGTTAAAGTTTTTGAATTTATAGTTAAAATAGCTGTTCCTGTTCCATATCTAACAAAATTACTACTATAACCTGTCCAATTAATATTAACATTGCCTACGCCAGTTATGTATCCAATAGAACCGTTAATTACTAATATGTTTGTATTTGTAGAAGCAAAATTAATACTTCCATCTATGTTCGTGTCTATATATGATAAAAGATTAATCGCCATAAGTGATAACTCCTGTAAATGTTAGATAAAATGCAGGATCAAATCCAGTCGTTTCATTTATGGTTAAGAATCCTGTTTTATAATTAAATTTATAATTAATTCCAGAACCACCACTAGCTAAAATAGGATATATACCAGAAGGAGAATTTGTATCTGCAATTGTGTAGCCAGTAGGTAGTGATATAAGATCTCCACTATTCTGGTTGTAAACAAATCCGCTAATGTTAACACTTAAAGATGGAATATTTTGTCCAGTAATTATTGTTTTATTATCGGGAATTACTGTTAATGTTTTCTTTTCGATCGTGATAGTTTTTGCTAATCCAGTATATCCACTAGTAGTAGTTATTGAAATCCCAGACCAATTAATATTAGTTGTGCCAAGTCCTGTGATTATTCCAGTATTATTATTCATTACTATAACTGATGAATTTGTGGAAGTGTAAGTAAAATTATTTAAATTCTGTGAGCTACTTGGAGATAGAATTATATTTGAATCTCCATATATATTAGTCTGTATATATGGACTAAAGTCAGCATAAGTATTTTCTCTAAATATTAAAACTTGTTCTATAGAGTCTCCACTTTGATCTATAATGAGCACTTTAAATCCAAAAGTTTTACTTTCATTAATCCATTTTTTATAATCTTGTAGAAAGTCTTGATATTGATTCTCTCCACCTTGAGAATATATAAAGTCTGGAATAGATAGTATAGTTGGACTAAGCTTCCTTATAGAAGAAAACTCTTGAGAAGAGATAACATCAGAGCTTGTCCATGATATATTATTAGTATCATTTATCTCTTTTGCATATATTATAACCTTGCGAAGTGTTACGTTATGCTCTGGACAGAATGCTAAAACTAGATTTAAAGTTTCATTTTGATTTACTGGCCTTGTATATGAAAATTCATATGGAGTAGAGTTATAGTCTACGGCTTTATAATTCCAGATTAAAGATCCTAAAACTTTATTTTGACACTCATATATTTTACCATAAGGATAATTAGATGAAGTTTGTTTAGCGTCATATTTACTTAATATATAGAATTGTTTATTTTGAGCTCTGTCCTCTACAATACTAGCTAGATCTGCACAGCATCCTTTTAAGCAATCCGTTGAATTATCAATAATGACATAAGGACAAGATTTAACTAAACTAAATCTATTCTGAATTGGATCTGTTGCCAATAAATAAAAATCACCAAAGAATGGAACATCTTGAGCATCTTGCACGATTTTAAATCTAGTTGGATATATTAAGAAAGATATCATCTTTTTAGAATCTATAATATTTTTTGCGTCTATTTTTGTTCCAAATAGAATAGGATCATCATTAATACCGCAAGAAGAAACAAATTTGGCGACAAAATAATGATAATTGACACCATTAATTTTCTTTATTCCTTTTTCTAGTATAGAGTCTGTACCAGATATACCCTGAATAATGAAATCTTCTGCATCAGGTATATCTAATATAAATTCTATAATAGAATAAGCATCATCTTTTTGTATGCCAACGCTTAGAACCTCTACAGAATATATATTTTTTGCAGAAAAATACTTTAGATCATCTCTAATAGCTTTAAAATCAACAACCTCTGGTGATTCTTGATCTCCTATATTTCCTGGATCATAAACTCCAAGATAACTATTAGTGCCATTTATTCCGCTTGATGGAACATCTTCTGGATCTAATCCTCCTGCGACATTAGAAGAATTATATTTATAACTATCTAAGCATCTATATGTAGTCTTATATTTGATTTCATTAGGGAAAGAGTTATCTATTCTAGCTTGTGCAAGAGGAAAATAATTTAAGAATTCTGGACCAGATGCGACTCCATCCTTCTCAAAATCAAGCATTCTTGCACCATATCCATTAAAATTTTCATTTCTGTAATCTTCGTTTGGCCAAGATATATAAGGATAACTTTCTGGAGTAAAGAAATAAACTAGACCTTGATAACTTGCGGCTATTGTAGAAGTATAGTTAGAATTATCTTTAATGAACTTATTTAAGTATATATATTTATCAATTAAATCTGTATTTTGTATATAGTTTAGCATCGCTTGGAGACTATTATTAGTAAGAGCTAAATAATTATTTAAAGCTGAAGCCTGTAAAGAGTTTAGATAATATAATTTGACTGAAAAGATATTATCATTAACTAGTGGGCTTTCTGGGCTAAGATATGTTGTAAGTCTATAATTTGATTCATATTGACCATCTAATATTTCAATTTTATAATTTTTATTATTTAGGAATAAGGACGGATCTTCTTTTAGATTTCTTATAAATATAAATTCATCAAAAAACTCTTGTCTATCTTGATCGTTTATGTTCTCATTATATTTGACAGGTAAAATAATTATTGAATCTATGCCAACATCATTAGGATATATATCTTTTATATCAAAAATAATTTTATTATTATCTTCCCTTCTATAATTTTTAAATGTTTTTAGAACATCTGATCTGGATATATCATTATGATTAACTTGTAGTATTTTATATCCTTTTGAATTTGAATATCTATCGTTAAAATATGTAGATGTTGATCCAGAGGTTGTTGTATCTGTTGCAATGTTTCCACCTGCAGAAGAGAATCCTTCATCGTCAACTGCTTCTATTGTAACGTAATAATTATTATAATGACCAGGTTGAGCTATCTTAACGTATAAATTTTCTCTATCACCTGTAGTTCCAAATATTCCAGTATCATTTACAGATGGATTATAAACCATAGCGTTTTGCTCTGTTGTGCCTCTAACAAAAGATTCATTCTTGCTTAAGAATCCTTGGTAATTATGAATATAATCAAAAATAAAATATCTATTAAAATCACTAAAAAGATTTCCTTGTATCACATCTCCAGTATTTAATGGAAGAATAGGAGCATTAATCTCAGTGGCAAATGCACTTTTCTCTGGTGCAACAGCCAAAGATTCTAAAGCATAGATATCATTTAAATTAGATTTTAGTAAAGAGTTGTCTATTAAAATTCCGCTCGAATAATTTCCAGTCGTATTGAATGGAAGAACGCGATTATACATATTAACAGTTTTATTTTTAAAATACCTAGAAAAATCATATTGTGTAAAATTAGGATTATATGCTTGGACTTCTGGAGTAGTTGGTGAAGAGAAAGATATTTGCCATCCTAAATAACAATAATCTGAAAAAGTCGTAATTTTATCTTGATTTAGAGTACTTATCATTCCACCAGATATATTTCCATCTTCATATGTATAAACATCTGTGAAGTAGTTTAGGTTTTTAAAACTAACTTCTTTGATAAATTTTTGATTTGGCATATATCCAGAGAATAATGTTCCTGTAGACTCCATGCCAAAAATATTTTTAGAGAAAACTGTTACATAATTTAATCCTGTATTTTCAGGTATATAGAAAAAGTATTTTTCATCTGTAGAGTATGGTATTTCTTGTACTAGATAATTATTATTATTACTATTTGGTTTTGTGTTATAGTAAGTATCTGTTACGTATATTCTATAAGATTCTATATTTTCAATATTTTCTATTGGTTTAAAATAGAATTTAAATCCTTTACTATTTTGTGTTATGTTAATAACTTCAACTGTTACATTAGGGATTCCTGTTGGACCATTCATATTATATATCGTCTCCTAATGCATATTTTGTCTCATCATATTGAAGCGCGGTAACTTTGTATCTATTCTCTTCTTGCTCTTCTATATCTAAGATTCTAAATTTTTGAGTTTTATCTAAATAAGGCTCTAGATAAGCTCCAGGATATAATCCTGTATTACTAAATCCAGATACGCTTGGACTTTTACTAAAATCATAAAAATTAGGATCAACTTCTATTGTCCAAACTGTATTTTGTAATAAAGTATGCTCAACATTATCTAATTCAGATGTTCCAAAATTAATCCTTGTAAAGCCATTAAAATTCGTCCCAGTCTCTAGAGATATTGCATCAGCAAAAATAGATTGAGTACCATTTTCTAATGTTGTATTATTATATTCTATAGTTTGAACTTGTTTTCTTCTTATTAAGGATGTACTAATTCCAGAAGATATTGCATTAATATTTCCATCTTTATATGGAATAATATTATTTCCAGTGTAAGTCATCGCTTCATTTCCAGCTTCTGTACCGATCTCGATATTACCTGCTGGAGTTAATATATTAAATTTGCAACCTTGAATAGCTGGTAAAAATCCAGAGATATCTTCGTATTTTACGTCAAGTATTGCTGAGTTCTTGTCTAAACTAAATGTTCTCCCTCCTAATACCTTATTTTGTCTATTCTGATCTTGTACTAATATTATATCTCCTGGTTTTAAATACAAAGCTGGTAGACTTGTTTCAAAATTTACCAACTCTGATTCAAAATTTTCTGATAATAATGTCCATTTACCGAGTCTTTCTGCTTGACCTTCGCTTGTGCATCCAAAAGCGCTAACTTCTATTTCTCTAATACCAAATTTAATTAAGCCATCTCTATTTTCTACATATTTAACCGCTGGTTTATAAAAATTTTCTTTATCATTATATCTAACTAATGCAACATTTCTTCTTACTCTTTTACTTGTATTACTATATGTAAATTCTCCATCTTTGACGTTAGAATTATTAAATAAATATATAGACTCTTTTGGTCTATCTTGAGAAGTCATAATTAATCCCGCACTATAATAGACTATAGCTCTAAAGACACTCGCCATATCATTCATTACTTTATAAGCATCTTCTCTTGTACTAATTAAAACATTACATGTGAATCTTGGTTCAAGACCACCTCTACCATCGCTAACAAGCTCATCACAATATTTACTAATTTCATAAAGTGTCCATTTATCTGTAAATTGTGGATCAATATATTTTCCAAGTCCATATCTTTTATTCGTAATTATATCATAAAAGCACCAAGCTGGGTTATCTGTCCAAGCTAGTTTAAATGTACCATCCCAAATAGGAGGATCATATGTTTTACTAAATGGATTATAATTAGTTGGAACTTTTACCTTTAGTAATCTTGTATCATAGGCTCTTTGTGGAATACTTTGGAAAAATCTTGCATCAAAAGTTGTCATTACTCCTGCTGTATGAGGAAGAACAAGAAAATCATTATATATTTCTGTAATAGAGTCTATAGCGGATTTTAATAATATATTTGCATCAACACTCTCTGTATAAGTTGGTTCTATTTCTATTTCCCATCCAATTGTATTGTCATTTGTCTCTTTGTCTAATCCTGTCCACTCAAATGTTTCAATATATGGTCCAGCATTTAACTTACCAGTCATTATTAATGTAGAATATTCTTCTGGAAGATTTAAATCAGGTTTAATAGGAGTGATAACGAGTCCACCTGAATCTACCCCACGATCTACTCTTTTTAGATATAATTTAAATGTCATACTCTGTCTATCAATTCTACCACCTACGCTATTCTCAGCTGCTTGATCTGATGTGTCCCAAATAGTTAAATCTACAATTTGTTTAAATAAACTCAAAGCTTTTATATGCAATTTTAATCCATAAAGATCTTTAGTAAGAATAGTTATTGATTTTTTATAAGTTTTCTCTGAACCATCTTGGAATTTTCTTTTTCCAAATAGTTTTGAACCAACTGTTTTGGTACTAGTTAATCTCTTAGGTAATTTAATTTGTTCTGCTATTACTGTACCATTCTCATCTCTAGCCTTTAAATAATTAACATAAATACCATTTTGTATTTGTCTAGAATAATACTCTTCTTCAAGACTAATATTTTTCAATTCATCTATATTTGTATGTCTTGGTGCAGAATCTCCATTATCAAATTTTAATCTTATAAACTCAAAATTTAAACTTCCATTATTTGGATATGTATTGTCTGCTAATGGAATTTCATTCCAATATACAGATCTAATAAGAGAGGAATTCCCTGGATATCTTTTAATAGTAACGCCATTTTTATATCCAATATCTCCTTTTTGAAAACCAGGGTTTGGTATAATTTCATAATCAACAATACCTTCAATCGGTCCTTCGCCTAAAACATCAAGAATTGATATATTTGTTAAAGATGTTATTCCTATATCTTTTGATTCAAGAAGGCTATTTCTATATTGATAACCATAATTAATTATGGTTGAAGTTGCAGCAGCTTGACTAACAAGAGTAGTACAATTTGCTGGGATAGAAGATGAAGTTAAAGTAACGTTCTCTGAATAATTATATGCACGTTTTGTTTGCCATCCTCTTGAAGTATAAATTCGACACCCACCTTTTCTGCTGCATTCTACAGTTCCTATCTTTATTCCAGGTCCACGGCCATTATGAACAAATATATTTTCAGCGATATAAGTATGATATTTGTCTACTTCTAAATTGTAAACAACATCCATGCCAATATATTTTTTACTTTTAATCTGTAGCTTTTTCTTATCGAAAGATGTTAAATTCTCACCCACTTCAATATCGTTTAGGAATTTAAATTCTCCATTTACTAGGAATTGATGACTTAATGTAGATTTGATAATTGTACCATCTTCTAATTCTATTTGATATATAGGTTGAGGTTCCTTATTATGATCTATAAAATCTATAACTTTTGAAATATGAATATCCTCATTTTCATCAAAAGCTAAAACTTCATCATCTACTTTAATTTTTTCAATTTCGATGTCGCCTTTTGGAGTTTTTACTTTTGTTCCTTTTGCAAAACATGTTCCTTTGAAGACGCAAGAATAAACGTCTCCAGCTCTTGGGGCAAGAGTTACTCCAATATACATTGTAAATCTTGTAAAGATATAATTAAACGCACAACTATCTGTAAATCTTACATAATAAGTATATGTTCCATTTGCATTTGGAATTCCATTTGGGTAAGCTAAAAGCTTGCTTTTAGGTAATCTTTGGTTTGCAAATTCAGAAGTTGTGTCAAAACTAGGGCCAGAATCAAATACCACTTGATGCTCTACTGTTGATGGACTCATAGATATAATTGGAACATTTTGAGCTGGATCAGCACTTATACCAGTTTTAGTATTACCGCCAGACGTTACATCTATATTCTGTGAATAAGGTTTTGAAACTGGTCCATTTGTACTATCTGGTGGATAACAAGCGTTACCTATACCATCTACAAGCCCAGCAGATGCAAAATCAACATCGTATGTGCCATTAATGTCTATTGTACCAATTATATTTCTAAATTCACGAGCAGGATTACGTATATTTTCTACTGATATCCAAAGACACGTTTCTGCATCTTTACTATTACCAGGAATAAAAGTTAAAAAATTAGCATTCGTTGAGTCATAGTTGATTTGCAATCCTTCTAATTGAATCCCGTCAGGATATCCATCCTTACGGATTTTGTCAAATTCATTCTTGTTAATTTTCTTATATTTAATAAAATCGCCTAAATTTGGAGAAAATATAGATGTTCGACTACTAATTAAAGATTTTATAATAAATTTATTATTTTTTATAATATCAAAGTTTCCTTGAGGTAAATTAATTGTAGAAGGAAAAGAAGCTCCTTCATTTGGATTTCTTTCAATATAATCTGTAAAATTAAAAGTTAAAGTTACTTTTGATGTTGTTCCTCTATCATTAGAAGCGCTTGCATATGCGTAAAAAATTCCAGCATGTTTAACTGTTCCTGATATTACATTTTTTGTAGCGTTATAAGAAAGTCCATCAGGTAAAGAAGATATTGCTATGATCCTTTGTTTTCCATTTAATCCGCGTATTGAATTGCTGAATTTATCTCCAACTGAACCACCATAAGTAAATGCAGAAATAGTTGGTAATGGGCCAGTAGTTGCTTGTTTCCCAACTATAGCACTTAGATTAAATTCTTTCTGGTTTCCAGAATCAAAATCTGGGCCACGAATAGTAAATAATAGATTTTGTATTTCTATCTGATCTTTAATACTATTAGAAACTGTACCAGATATAGTTTTTGTTTGATGATTAAAAGATAAATTTAAATATTGAAGTAAATCTTTTGTTTTTGGTGGTACGTAAACACTAAATTGACTTGAAGATATTAAATTCGTTGTTATAGTATAACTAATAGACTGCCCTTTAAATAAACTTATTGTTGGCGCACTAGTAACATACATTGGATCTTGAATATCACTACTTTGACATTTTATAGTAATACTTCTTGTTGATTTAAATGTTTCTGTTTCATAAACTGGTTTGTTTCTTGTACCTACATTGACTACTTTGCTACCACGTACATGAGTAGTAATATAACCTGTATCATACCCAACGATATTAATCTTATTTTTTATGAAATTTTTATTTTTTGTGATATTATATGTATATAATTGTGCAAATCCACTAGTAGTTACCGATCTTGTTGCATAAGTAAATCTAAATAAATCTCCACTAACATAATTAACTGTTCCATAAGTTTTTAATCCAAGATTACTTCCGCTTGAAAAAATAACATAAATTCTGTCTCCTACAATTAAACCATGGTTACTATAAGTCACGCTAACTTCATTACCATTTTGAGAATAACTAACATCATATACATCAGAAAATCTAATAGGATCATTTGAATTCGTTTCTGCAATAGAACTGAAACCATTAAATGTAAAATAAGATGGTAATGTATCTGTTTGAAATTGTGTTATAAATGGTTCATTTTTTATCGCCGATAAAACCGTTGCATTTGATACGGTTTTATTTATAAAATTTTGATAAGCCGCAGTTATTGATGCTGGAGTTATACCAACTCCTGGGCTTCCATACATAATTAACCCATCTGTTAAACTCCAAACGAACCAAAATCCTCGACTATTATCAATTCCATTAATTTTTATCGCATTATTTTGAGACACTGGCCAAGACCTTAATGAACCAGGAGAAAATATTGGATTATAAGCATCAAGCATGTCATCAACATTTGCGAGCATATCTGTGGTAGGCTCATTATTAGCATCATATGGTTGTCCAATATCGTTATAATTATTAAAATTATCAAAAGATACTCCATTTTCTCCGCGATATGCAAGTCCTTCAATATATTTATTTGGATCGCAATCTTTACATTTTTTAGCCATATTAATTTCCTGCGTTTAATGAAGAATCTGACAAGGAGTTTCCTTGTACATCTTGAATATCTATGGCCGTACCATAATGAGTAAAGTAATAACTTTTAGTTGGATAGTTTTGTTGTCCTGCATCCTCTGGAGGTTTACCTGCACTATCATATTTATTAGCTCTAGACTGTATACGATATAATTGATCATAAGAACTAAATACTTGATGACTTCCTACAATTAATCTTCCATAACCTATTGGAATTGGACCACCTTCTCCTACCGTATTGACTGGTCCATTAAAAGTATAAGAAGGTTCACCTCCACCACTATCAGGCGAAGCTTCAAAATCTGCAGAAGGATTAGCGATTTGTTGTGGACTTACCATTGGTGGTGGTTTCATTAACAACATTGAGACTCCTAGAGAGATTAAACCAACTATAGCTGGAAGTAAAGCTCCTAATAGACCAAGAGATCCTCCACCAGTTATAGGTGATAATAAAATACCTAAAAATATAGCAAAGATACCTTTAACTCCACCACCCATTCCTCCCTTTCCTCCACCAGCTTTACCACCTCCTCCATTATGTACTCTTATTTCATCTGCAATATAGGTATGATATTCTTTAACATGAAAATTATAAGTTTTTTCGAAACCTATTTCTTCTATATTTTCTATTGGAAGAACATCTCCGCTTTCATGAATTAATACATCTCCAATTTGAAATTTTTCAAGAGGCGCAAATCTATTATATTCATTTAAAAACCAATGGTTTGGAGTAGCTTTTATAATTTTTCCACCCCATAAAGTAACTTTTAGAATCTTATTAGATTCATGTGAAAAAGTTTTTTCTATTATATCTTCGTGAATTTTCCCATCTTTATCAAAAGATAAAATCTTATCTCCTTCTTTTAGATCTTCAATATTTGATAAACCATTAGGCGTAGATATTCTTGTTCCAGATGGAAAACATCCTCCACCACCTCCACCACCTCCGCCTCCACCAGCACCTTCTAAAATTGGAACAACATCGATTGTTTTCAATTCTTTTCCGAAATTCATAACAATTTCTGATTTATTCAATATTTCAAAATGCTCTCTTTTTAAATCTTTTAATTCTTGAGGTAGTTTTTCTGGTTTTGGAACCCAAACTGGACGATTATTTATTAAAATTTCGTATTTAGCATTCTTCTCTGCTTGCTCAATAAGTAGTTTAGTAAATTTTTGAGTATTAGCTTCTATTGCTCTAAAAGCCTCGGCAACGCTTGAAACTTCTAGGTTCCATTCTGAACCTAATTCTTCACCCAAATAACCATGTAGATTAACCTTAACCATTATAGTTTGCTCCTATGCCTTAAAACATAACTTGTATGTTTCTTATAAAAGCTATCATATAAATTTACACAAGAAAAAGAATTATAAGGTTGATGTAGGATTAAATTATTACCTAGAAAAACAGCCGCATGAGTTGGATATTCTTCTGAAACACTGGGAAAAAGCATCATTAATCCATCTGATTTTTTCAAAGGAGTATCCTTATCTAATTTAACAAAACCTTGTTCTATAAAATTATTTTCATATAAACTTTTAATATCTTTTAATGATCTTGGATAAGAATTTATCTTTGGAAAATTAATCTTAACATTCTCTTCTTTTAAAGCGTACTCTTGCATTAATGTAAAACAATCTGATCTACCTAACATAAATGGTCTTCCAATATAGGGGTTCTTCTCAGAATTTGGACTATAAAATTTAAATTCATCATATTTAACATTATAAAGTATATAATGTATATTATATTTGTTACTATTCTCTTTATCCATTTCGCTAAATTCTAAATTATCATTAGAATGAGAATGATAGCATGCTGTAATTTTCCCTAATAAAGTGCATGATAAATATTCTTGAGGAGAGATTAAAAAATTATTGTTTTTTTGATTTGCTGTATTTTTACATGGATAAATATCAAATTTATATGTATTTTGGTCAAAATAGATAAAACCACAAACTTCTTGTGGATATTTTTTAATACTTTCATTCTTAATCTTTTCTTTAAGTTGAAGGTTAAACTCTAGGTTCATGAAGATTGTGGTCCTTGCTGACTTTGATATTTTCCTTCTACAGATGGAAAACCTCCAAATGGTAATAGACCAATTAATTGATTTCCATTCGCATCTTTTGGAGATTGTATATTATAAGCAATTAAATTATCTATGATTTCAACATTCTGTCCAACTGCAGTAGAATATGCGCTATAATTATAGCTACCAGAAAATGTTTTTTGTTGAAAATTAGGATTTTCTTTCCATCTTAATCTGCAACCATTTAGAGTTTTTGAACATGTGTCTGATAACCAATAATTTTGATTAGGTGGCGCATTAATTGCGTTAGCTGTATGATCTTGAGTGCAGACAAAATAATATTTAATATCATTTTTTTCAATAAAAACAAAATTATTTTTTGTATAAATTATATTTTGATTCCATGCTCCTTTATCGATCCAATTAGTTTGATTTATAGCTCCAGTAAATGGATTATCATTCGCATCTGCAACTGGTGGTGCAGATTGTAATCCCATCACCATTTGGGAATATGATAAGTTTTTATTCGTAACGACATCATCTGTTGGAGAGCAATCAAGAGAAACTTCTCCATAAATTCCAGAATGTATAGAGGTTATTCTATTTGAATATTCATATATGCACCCTTCTCCTCTATATGTAAATGGACAATTTTTAGACAACAAAATTCGTGAAGGTAATTTTACACCCTCAACATCAAGTAGGGATGATAATTCATAAACAACATTAGTAGAATCTTCTTGTACTTTTCTATCTATATAAAAAATATCTGGAGTCAATTCTGTTTCATAATTTTCAATATTTTGAGTTATCATTTGGTCTTTGTATTCAATAGCTAAGTTAGCTTGTGAAGAAAAAATCTGAGTTGCTCCAGTTGGCGTAGCATCTTCATAAATATAGTCTGTAGCAATAATATTAAATTTTTGAACCCCAAGATCAAAAGATTCTAATCCAGTATTTGTTGCAGTAATTGTAAGCCCAGTTGAAGTAATATTTTGTATATATTTATCAAAAATAAATCCTGATTCAGACCATGCATTAAATAAAACTTTAGGAACATTAGAGAATGAAAATGGAAAGTTTATATTTAAGTCGCCCGAAGTACTTGTTGAAAAATTTTTTTCTATTCTTAATGCTGCTAATTTTATTTGCTCCTTGGAGTATGGATTAATTCCAGTATAATATCCAGTTTTTAAACTTAAATAATTCAAATCAAAATTACCATCTAAACCACTAG